GTCGCAGGGTCCCTTGTGACGACAACAGAACATACTCTCTGGTTAACTATCTTATTCAAGGTGGTGCAGCTGAAGTCTTTAAGTCAAACTTGGTCAAATTAGACCAGGCAGACCTAACCGACTACCTTATTGTCCCTGTACACGACGAAATTGTTCTCCAGGCCCCTCGCAAGGACGCTGAGGAAATCAAGCGACTTGTGAAGGAGTGCATGACTACAACTGAAGGCTGGGCTGTCCCGCTTACAGCTGATGCAGATGGCCCGCTAGAGACCTGGGGGGATAAGTACTAATGAAAGCAGTGCTCTCAGTTGACCCTGGCCTCGCTACAGGTGTTTGCTTCATAGTCTGGTCTGGTCTTGATGGAGAGGAGCCTGTCATGAAAGTCACGGCAGAGCTCGATGAAGACGATTTTGCACCCCAAATCCGTGAATTTATGGAAAATTGGCAGAATTACGACAATTTCACTGTTATTTGCGAAAGATTTGTGATTAATGCCCAGACGGTGCGTAATTCTCAGGCTCCGTATAGCCTTGAGCAAATAGGTGCGCTTAAGCAAATTTGTCGAGACCACGGGTATCCTGTAAGTAATATTCAATTCCAGGCTCCAGTTGATGCAAAAAACATGTTCCCCAACAAGGCACTCAAAACATTGGGGTATTGGCATGTTGGGGGTGCTGGACACGCTCTTGACGCAATTCGACACGCCCTATTGGCACTAGTTCGCCTGTATCGCTGGGTTCCTAGGGCATTATTAGCTGACTTAGAAAATAACTAACACTAAATTCTTACTAACACGATTTTGTGTGGTAGTATGTTTTAACGACGTAGAGAGGTAGCAAATTGGCAGTATCTGTAGAGCTAGATAGCGACAAGTCTAGTATTCTTATTCACGCCGAATGGCGTTATAAAGAGCTGTGCAAAAGCCTTCCTGGCTCATCTTGGTCTACTAAAGAACAGGTCTGGCGTTTGCCCCTGAGTTGGTCTAGTTGCCTCGCTTTGCGCTCCACTTTTAAAGAAGACCTCACCATTGGCCCTGGACTTACTGCTTGGGCAGAGACCCTTGTAAGTACCCGTATTAGCCCCTCAATGGCCCTCAGAGAGCTTGAAGAGTACGAAGGGGATGAAGACCTATTCCCCCATCAAAGAGCGGGAGTGGCCTTCCTGGCGACCGCCAGACGTGCTTTATTGGCTGACGAGCCTGGCTTGGGTAAATCTGCGCAGGCAATTCGTGCGCTAAAGCGTCTCAAGGACCAAGGTGAGGATGTGTTCCCTGCTCTCATTATTTGCCCCAATACTTTGAAGAAGAACTGGGAACGTGAATTTCAGCAATGGTGGCCTGAAGTGACCACTCAGGTAGTTAAAGGAACCTCGACACAGCGTAAAAAGCAATTCGAGATTGGCGTTGAGAGCAACATTGACATCTTCATTGTGAACTGGGAGTCTCTCCGCACCCACTCGCGCTTGGCTCCTTATGGCTCTGTAGCTTTGACTCGTTGCTCGGAGTGTGGTGGGCACGATGAAGGAATCAGTCTCACCCGCTGTGAGGTGCACCTACGCGAGCTCAACCACATCGACTTCAAGGCTGTGGTCGCAGACGAGATTCACCGTTCAAAGGACCCCAAGTCCAAGCAGACGCGAGCAATGTGGTCCGCCACTGGAGACGCTGATATTCGTTTTGCTCTTACTGGAACCCCTATTGCTAATGACGTTGTGGACATGTGGAGCATCCTGCATTGGATTTCACCAGAGAACTGGCCAAGCAAAACTAAATGGATGGAAAGAATGGTTGACACTATTCTGAATGCGTTTGGTGGACTGCTCGTTCTGGGCGTCAAGCCTCACATGCAAGAAGAATTTTACAAGACGATTAATCCCCACATGCGTCGTATGCTCAAGCAGAAGGTGCTTCCTTGGCTCCCTGAGATGGTGTTCGAGCGTCGTGATGTGGAGATGTCAACGAAGCAGAAGAAGGCATACGTGCAGATGCGCGAAACCATGATGGCTGAGTTGGAGAGCGGAGAGCTTGTTACTGCCCCTAGCATTCTTACCCAGACCACAAGGCTTCTTCAGTTTGCTAGCTCGTATGCAGAGATGAGCGTAAACCCTACGACAGGGGAGCAAAAAGCTGTACTGTCGGACCCGTCTTGTAAGGTTGATGCGCTTATGGCTGACATTAAAGCAAAAGACTTTGGAGACGACTCTGTTGCGGTTTGCGCAGTGTCTAGGCAGCTGATTGAGCTTCTAAGTGCTGCTATGACTAAAGCATCAATTCCTCACGGGCTTATCACTGGTGCACAGAATGAAGACGAGCGTCAGCAAGCCATCGATGATTTCCAAAGCGGAAAGATTAAGTGGATTCTCTATACGGCTCAGGCTGGCGGTGTGGGCGTGACTTTGACTGCTGCTCGCCGACTGGTTATGCTTCAGCGTCCCTGGTCTCTAGTCGACCACAAACAGGCTTTGGACCGCGTACACCGCATTGGGTCAGAAATTCACGACTCAATCATTGTTACGGACTACATCACTGAGGGAACAATCGAAGAGCGTGTACTACAAGTTCTAGAAACTAAAGCAGACAATTTTGAAGAGATTGTGCGGGATAAGGAACAGCTCCTCTCCCTGCTAAAGGAAGAGAAGGCATCTAAATGAGCGAAACAGTTCGCATAAGTAACTCCGAGATTCAGACGTTCAAAGATTGTCGTCGCAAGTGGTGGTTCACCTACTACCGCAGGCTTCAGCCACAAGTTCGTAGCCACACTGGTCCCTTGGCTCTTGGGTCGCGTATCCATGATGCTTTGGACCAGTACTACTCCACAGGAAAGCCTCTGCTGCAAGCCCACGCAGACTTGGTGAATGCTGAGAAGGAAGAACTGCTCTCTGAATTTAAGGACGTAGCTGAGCTAGAGAAGGAAGCCGAGCTTGGACACATCATGCTTGAGGGCTACGTTCAGTGGGTCGAAGAGAACGGCATTGACGCTGAGCTTGAGATGATTTCCACAGAGGAGACAATCTCTATGCCAATGTTCAACGGAGAGGTTGAGCTTCAGGGCAAGTTGGATATGCGCGTTCGTCGCAAGGGTGACGGTGTGCGCATGTTCCGTGACTTTAAGACCGTGGGTGGCTCCTTGAGCGAGTTTGCAAACCTTGCCCCGATGAACGAACAAGTTTTGACGTACATGTTGCTAGAACAGCACCAGAACAAGGGAGGGGAGCGCTCCGAAGGCGGAATCTTTACAATGCTAAAGAAGGTCCGACGTACCGCCAATGCTAACCCCCCGTTCTATGACCAGTTCGAAGTGCGTCACAATGTCTTCACCTTAAGGTCCTTCTGGGACCGCATCCACGGCACTGTGGGCGACATGATGCGTGTCCGCGCTGCTTTGGACGAGGGGGAGAGTCCAGCCTTCCACGCGTATCCACGACCCAGTCGTGACTGCAAATGGAAGTGTCCATTCTTCACGGTATGCACGCTTGTCGATGACGGTTCTGCCGCAGAGCAAGCGCTTGAAGCAATGTTCGAAGTAGCCGACCCATACGCATACTATGGCGACTCAGAGAAGAAAGGAAGTGAGTGACACATGAGCGAAATCCAACGGTCCTTGACTGTTATGGTTTACGGTGAGTCAAAGGTGGGTAAATCCTCCTTCGCCGTGACAGCTCCGTACCCACGCCTTATGCTTGATGTGGAGGGTGGGCACCGATTCCTCCCTATCACTGTCAAGTATTGGGACCCACTCCGCGAAGAACCACCTGTCGCGGATGGTACTTGGGACACTGTCGTTGTTGCAGTACGCGATTACGACACTGTTCTCAAGACCTACCAGTGGTTGCAATTGGGCAACCACCACTTCAAGAGCTTGATTATTGACTCCATCTCGGAGCTCCAGGTCAAGTGCATGGACAGCATTGCTGGTAACGAACAAATGAAGATGCAACAGTGGGGCGAACTTCTTCGCCACATGGGTGGCCTTCTTCGTGACCTTCGTGACCTCACAATGCACGCAACCAACCCACTTGAGGCTGTCGTCTTGACGGCTATGTCTCGGGTGACTCAGGATGGTAAGCACCGTCCGTACCTTCAGGGACAACTCGCCATTCAGGCACCATATTTCTACGATATTCTTGGTGCCCTGGCTGTCGAAGAGTTCCCGAACGAAGACCCGCTTGGTGCACCCTACAAAGTGCGTCGTATGTACGTCGAGCGTACTAACGAATACGAGGCAGGTGAACGAGTCCAGGGTCGCCTGGGCGCGATTGTCGAGCAACACAGTCTCAGCATTGAGATGATGCTAGATAACATATTTGGTCCCAAACAGGAGGCCAAAGCAAGTAAGAAGAAGGAAGAGGTAAACTAATGACAACACTTGACTGGGCACAGCTCATCAAGGACGCTGCAGATAGCTCAGGAGGGGGCAACTACGAGCCACTTCCCGACGGTGACTATGAGTTCTCCGTTGTAGAAGCTCCTGTAACTGAAACACAATCAGGCAAGACTATGTTCAAGCTGAAGGCGCAGGTTGCGGGCGGAGCCCACGACAAGCGACTCGTCTGGGACAACCTGGTTGTTTCCCCCGAGAACTCTACTGCTCTCGGCATCTTTTTCCGCAAGATGAACTGCATGGGTCTGACCCAGGAGTTCTTCGACCGCACGCCCAGCAACGAGCAGATTTCTCAGGCTCTTACTGGTCGTAGATTCCGTGGGCAGGTTGGTACCCGTACATACAACGGCAAGACCTCCAACGAAATCAAGAACTACTACCCGTCGCAGGCTGGTGCTGTTCCTTCGGCACCTGGCCAGACAGCAGCAGCTCCTGCTCCTGCTCCTGCACCTGCAGCGGCACCAGCACCCGCACCTGCACCAGCAGCTGCACCTGCCCCAAGCGCAGCCCCCTCGGCTCCGTTTTAATGGCAACGCCAGGGTGTCGTTCGTTTGAGCGACACCCTGGCACACAAACTTAAGGACGCAAATGAAGGTACTTATAACTGGAAGCACAAGCCCTCAGGCTTCCACAAAAACAGCAACCCGAATCCCAACATTCGCATCTCTATTGTCTCATTCTTTTATCTCTCAGGGCATTGACGCTGAGCTGGCTGAGCCCACGGTCCACATGACATCAGAGCAGCTTGACCAGTACGACGCAATATTTGTTGGCATTGCCCCTCCCACAAGTCTTTCAGCGAATCGGATATATCCAGCGTTTGCTATCGCTAACAGGGCCAGAGAGCTTGGCAAACTTTTTCTTTATGTTGACGCCCCCGAGCCATATAAAATTCAAGCTTCTCTGAAGTCTTGCTACCTAAACATCTCGGACATTCAAAAAGATTTTTACCAGCGCAGGAAACTATATGACGACTTCACCGAAAATCTTGATTTTCAAAATGAGGTGTACGAGTTTATAGAATTCTTGTATACGAATGAGTGGCCAACTCTTCTGTACCCAGCCTTTCCTTGGTTCCCTCAGGAACTTATCCAAAAGTCTTTGCCGAACGTTACGAAGTCAATTCCCATAAATTTGGACGAAACGCTTCTGCAGGTGGGAAGAATTAGCCCTGACTTAGAGGCGGAAAGAACATACTGGACTTGCGATGCCCCCAACACTAGATGGTCTAAACGTGTATCTCAGACCCTGGCCCTGCCTGTTATGAGCACCAGAAGGAACCGCTGGGACACAGAGGACGTCACTATGACTCGCATTAGACGAGGTGTGGGTACCTTGATATCTCTCTACCGAAGTAATGAGCCCTGGTGGTCGCCTGCCCTGGCCCAGTCGCTGAGTGTCGGGGTACCCGTGGTCACAGACTGGAGGTTTAGCGGTGCGTTGGGGCCAGAGTGGTCGTATCTGGCTTCTTCAGTGGAAGATATGACGACCTCGGAAAGATTTGAATTGTCGGTGTCGCAAAGAGACTTCTACCTGGGGACACTCTCGGGGTGGAAAGTTGACTTCGACGAAATCAATTCAAAAACTAAAAAATCACTACTAGTGTAGAAAGGAGCCCCAAGATGGGACTCGATATGAAGTGGATTAAAGAGCAGCTTCAGGCTGCTAAAGTCCGCAAGCCAGTTGGCGATGCGACAATGAAAATGCTCGAGTTGTTGGACTCTATTGAGATAAACGAAGACCAGCGAGAGCAGGCAGTGGAGATGTTTTCAAAGCTAGCCCGAGGGCACGCTCACGTCAAAATAAACAAGAACGAAACATGGGTCCCAGCTCGTCCTGGCGACATCAAGGTTGCAGATGAGGTTCGTGTTAAGGCAGATGCTTTCTCTGGAGAAACGGGGACGTTGCACAATGGACGCCGAGGCGTCGTTGTTGGTGTTCGATACGGAGACATTATTGTCAAGAGCAACGACGGCAAGGAGCCAGTATTAGACGGAGCTCACTACTCTCCTCACGCTCTTGAGAAAATGATTAATGTCTAGGAGTACGACTTTTACGTTTAAGGTTGCGGGAGATAGCTACGAAGAGCTGGCCTCCAAAGCGGACAATATAATCTCTAGATTTATGTCCTCTCCCGAAGAGGATGAGTTCGAGGACGACAATGCTCTAATTAGCTCCAGCTCCAATGCTCGAGTTAATTATGAGATTGTTGTCTCTATGAGTGAGGACATCTCTAGTGAGTACGAGTACCAAGCCGAGGTAATTGCAAAGATTCGAGACTAGTAATAGGGTAGATGCACGACAACAAAACAACGACGAAAGGTGTACATATGCGGCAACCATGGGAATTCGAAGAAGCTGCCTGTGCGGAAGTGGGAACCAACATTTTCTTCCAACCAGACAAGGATGACCCAGACCAAAGCAAGCTGACAGACCGAGAATACAAATACGCTCGAGAAGTTTGCGGTAGATGCCCGCATTTGATGGAATGTGCCGAGTGGGGAATTAAAAACGAAATCCATGGAATGTGGGGAGGGTTGTCTCCCCAGGAACGTGCTCGTATGAGAACGAAACGCAGGATACCGATTACACCAAGAGTAGAGTTTAATCAGCTATAATTAGTACATGAGCGCTGAGCCAGTACAAGCCCCCGTACCAGTATGTGAGGCATGTTACCTAAAAAAGTACGCAAACTGGGAGCCAGAGAGCGTAGACGAAAAAGGCAACATACTGATGCGTCTAAAGGGCGTACCAACTCCTAGACAATATGAGCTCGGTGTGGTGGAGACCTGTCACAATTGCGGGTCTGTGACTATCTGTGGAATTTATGATATGCAAGAGCCAGAAATCATGTTCCCAGACGATGAGCCATTCTAATGAAAGACATTAGGCATGGTGAGCACCTGTGGCAGTCTTGGGAGGGCGAGGGGTATTTTTCCGACACGCACTCAGAGCTTATATACTTCACCGTGGGGGATGTCGACGTAGACAACGAAATTGTTAGGCGTGCTCTTGCCTCTACTTTGCAGCGAGATGGCGTCTCTGACAGCCTCTCTGACGGCTTTAAACTACTAGCTACCTCATACACACAGGGGGGATTTGCAGGTTTTCTCCCAGACGATAGTGAGTACACGGTGTGCGATGAGTCTGGGGAGACAGAGTATGGTGACTTTGTAAAAGAGGCTTTAGAGGTTACTTGGGTGGAATTCTAACACTCCGAAATGACTATGTCAATTGGCTACATGTGTTTGGTAAAATAAGTATGTGTGGACCCCAGCAGCTAATCTGAAATGGCAAAAAGAAGCCTCATGCGCTGCCCCTGAGAACAAAGAAGCAATGGAATGGTTCTTCTCTAAGGAACCCAAAGAAAAGTACGCAGCAAAGAACTTGTGCTTTAGCTGCCCAGTGAGAAAAGACTGCCTACAGTGGGCATTGGAGCACCGTCAGATTTGGGGTATTTGGGGCGGCAAAGACGAGGTAGAGATGCGTAGAACGCTCTCCGTGTCCTACAAGGGCGAAGAAGCCCGCCGCAGAAGATTTCCTAATTGTCCATACTGCACCGCTCGACCTTCCAAACTTGAGACGAGCTCTATTGAGGTGCCTGGCGGCGGCAGATGGACAACAGCTCGAATAGTGACATGCACGGCGTGTGGGTTTGCTTGGCGAAGTCGCACCAGTGCAAACGCTGTTGAAGCCTATAAGCAGTATAGGGAAGACCGAACCGCTAGACGTCTAAAAGAGAAAGAAAAGCGAGACTTAAAGCTAGCTAAAAGTAAAGCTAAAGCCGCTAAGAAGTCTTAGTAGCTGCTGCCTTCTCGCAGAACACAAGGTTGTTCTGCATACGCTCATTGTCAGGCTCTAGCTCAACCGCGTTACGAGCATACTCTGCTGCCTTGTCGTAGTGTCCAAGGTTGTATGCGGCAATAGCGGCGTAATCCCACGGAGCTGCCCCCCACGATTCTGCTTCGCAAAGGTACTCTAGTGGCTTTTCTTTTATGGAAAGAGCCGCTTCCGCAGAGTTTAAGCAGTTCTCCCAGTCTTGGCGGTTGTAGTACAACTTAACTAAGTCTACGTGTGGCTCTCTACGCCCTGGAGCTTGTGAAATAGCTTGCTTAAACCACTGCTCAGCTTCTGCGGGCAAACTTTTCCCAATGAACCGCATAGAAGCTGCTCGCTCTGGTGCCCAGGTGGCTGTGGGGAGGTCTAAGTGGCGCTTTAGCTCGGATGCAGCTTCCATGTATCGCCCGTAGAAGTAGAGCTCACGTCCGTAGTAAAACGCGTTGCGGTCGTTATACGGGTCTTCCTTAACCGAAAGAGCAAGAAGAGGCAGGTATTGCGAACGGCTCTTGCTGGGGTCTGGGTGGTGGTGTGTCTCAATTCCGTCGAGCCACTCCTG